CTTTAACTTCGCCAGCTCAGGCGAAGCTTGATCAACAAATTTCACACTAAGCTGAAGTTCTTGCTCGTTGGCCATTGATGCGCCCAATCACCTGACTAGAGTCGCCCTATCTCGGGCCATATAATCCTTGTCACCCATCACCCGAATGCCCGAGCGCCGTCGCCGACCAGCTCGATCTTGACACCCATGGAAAGCGTGTTGGCGACGGCACCCACAAATCTTCACCCATCGCGCATCCGCTCGGCCCGCGCCGCCTCGTCGTGCTGCCTTTGCTTGAGCTTGATTGTCCAAGACAGATGCAGCCACATTTCCGACAGCGGCATCGCGAGGAATATCTCAGGATTGACGTGAAAGAATTGCGCCAGCCGCAAGCAGTCGAGTACTAAATCCTCATCCTCTCCGCTCACCACGCTTCCCAATCTGGGATGAAAAAAGGGCGCAATCGATATGCACACGAATTGTAATCTTTTGGGTGCAACGCTTCGAGCAGCGGCGTCAGCACACCGCTCAACTGAGCCATCATCCGAAGCATCTTCTGATCATCGATCATCAGCTCGCCGTCCGACCGAATCCAGCACGGATTACCTTGCCGCATGATGTCGCCACCGGTCGGCTCGCGGAACGTCAATTCATGCAACAACGCGCCCTTGTTGCCGATGATCGGCTTGTTGCGTAGCTTTATGGTCATCGGCCACGCCGCCGGCGCCGGCAGCTCCACGACCTGGGCGGCAGGCACTTCCGGCGGCGGCTCTTCCGCCACAGCAATAAAGCCCTCACGCATGATCAGCCCCCGCCGCCGCTCTCAAGCGTTGCCGCCCTCGCCTGCGAGCCGCCATCATGGCCCGCGCTCATCGATATGCCTTCCCATCTCACGCGCATCTGACCGTCGCGCGTATTCTGTTCGAGGCCAGCCTTACAGATCGCGCCCATCAGCGTGTAATTCCAGCCATTGGCCAGCGCGGCGTGAACCGTGACGCCGACCATCTGGTCTAAATCCATCACGATCAAATCTGGCGTTGTCGAGATATCACCTTCGATCCAGGGCACCCTCGGCAGTTCTTGGAATCCATGGATTCCGTCCTGTCCTGCCAGCATCGTGCGCTCGACCATGGAATGCGAAACAGTAAAGTTTCCACGCAGCGCCATCATCTGGGAACCAACCTGCAAGGTTGCAATCCCAGCGATCATCTGGGTCGGCATATTCGTTTCTCCTCATTTTCGAGAGTTTTAGGCAGTCCCTGGCTTATGCGGGAATTCCGCCAGCCGGGATGATTCCGGTAACGCCGATATTCGCACCAAGAACCGGATCAATATTGGCGTTATATTGCAGCCGGAATTGCGCGAGCACGGCAAATACCCGCAGCTGATTTATCAAATCAGGCGGATACAAAACGTTCAAACGGTTCGCGTCCGAAGAATCACGTTCCACCAACAGGTTAGCGGAAAAATCCGTCAGATTCTCGACGAGGCCGTTGTACATGTCTGAGGCGTACTCAGCGATCAGCTCGCCCTTGATGATGTTTGGAGTCACTATGGCCTGCCCGGGGCCGAAGCGCGTGCCATCGCTGGCAAGCTTCATCCTCGGGAATTTTGACGTAATGGCCTGTTTCTGATTGCGTATCAGTTTGGCCAACGTCGCCAGCGTCGTGACAAGCTCATACGCCGTATCTGGGTTGCCATACAGGTTCAATTGATACGTCGTAGTTTCCCGTGAGATCATCGGCTGGTTATCAGAACCAGCCTTCTGTGTCGCAAGCCCGGACTGCGCCAGAGTGTTGATCTCCGGCGTATTGAACCGCTGTTGCAGCGGCGCCAGCTTGATCCCGTTGAGCGACAGCGTCTGAAGCGGCCGTGCCGGATCGTTCACAAGCGCGCGCTGCGCCTTCGCCGCATAGGCCGCCGCCCACTCAAACGTCGGCGACGGACTGCCCGGCTCAACCGCCATGATCGAGGTGACGCCCGAATTCCGCGTCAGCCCGAACGTAACCTGATTGGAATACGTGTCGCGATGCGCGGCAAACAGATGCCCATAGAGTTGCCTCTGCCAGCCCCACCTCCCCGTATCAGCGAATCCGTATTCAGTTTCCCACGCATTAAGCGTAACAGCGTCGGTGAGCGGAAGCGCCACATACTCGAAATTCTGCTCGCCAAGATTGGCGATCGCATTGGTGAAGAGCGGCGATCCAGAGCCGCCCGTCAGTGTCGCGGGCACCGTCATCACAAGCCCGGGAGGCGTGATCTCACCGCCCACCGTGCCGTAATAATTCATCATCAGCGTAATATCGTTCCCGCTGATGCCAGCCCAGTTGCACGTCAGCTTGACCGTTCCCGGCGGTGTGGTCGTGGCCAGGACCGATATGTCAAGGACGTCGTTGATTTCCGCGGCGAGATTTGTCGCGATGACGGTCGTGGTATCGCTCGGAGCCACATTGCACTGAACATGCTCCCCGCCGATATACAGATTGATGGTTCCGGGAGCAGTGGGCGGAGTAGTAACCACGATATTCGCCGTGGCCGCCACCGCGCCAACTCCAGGCGAAACAGGCAAACCATAAACCTGATTAGCCCAGTTGTTTTTGAAGAAGGACTTGAACATTCGCGATAACTGCGAGCCCTCCCCGAAACTCGCATCCGCCTGCGCTTGGCTGCCAATGATGATCGGCACATCCATCGCCGCGCCGCCAGTCCCCATCGTCGAAACACCGACAAGAAGCGCCGGAAGCCCGAGCGTGGGGAGGCCTGCCATTGAGGGATCGACTTCAACCCAGTACAAAGGGCTCGATGTTCACAACGAGACGCTACACCCGTTGCCGTCCTGTGAAGGACTGCCACACATTCCTGTATGGGACAGACTATATCTTCATCCTCCATGGCGGAGGAGCCGGGCGCTTCGGACCGCTTGGTCCTACTCCCCTGACGGGGATAGTCGTTGCACCTTCTGCCCTTAACGGCAGCTTGGCTCAAGATTGGCCGGTCTGGCTATTCCTTGAGTTCACCCGGATTTTCAATACCGATTACTCGGTAAGGAGGCCTAGTTGACCTTCCAATTCTGGGGGATATCCGAAAACGAAATAGGCATTTATTCCTCCTGCCTTTGAAGCCACGCGAGACGTCGTGCGGCCGACCATGGGTTGCCCTTTGTCAGGGTATTTCCTTTCCAGCGCTCTGATCGTTTCTTTTTCTCCTCACCCGTGTGAACAGGAATACCGATTTTCTTGAGCCGAATGCGCTCTTTCGTATCATGGCTATGCGTATGGCCTAGATGATATTGGTTCCCAATTTTTGTTGCCGCTATCTTTTGAATATGTTCGACAGTTAGTTTTTTGCCTTTATGGCTCGCGAAAATCTTCGCTATCTCCTCTAGAGATTTTTTCTGCCCGACACGCCCATTATTGGTGCGACCAGTGCTCGCAATACGAAGCTTCTGCTTAGTCGCCTCAGACATTGGAGGCTTGTTCTGCAAACTGTCTCTAATTCGCTGTCTCGCCGCTTCACTGCGCTTGACACCGCGCGCGCCACCCATGCCGCCTGGATTTACGTTCCATCCGATAAAGCGCCGTGGCCTGAGCTGCCATTCAAACTTCCGACATTCAGCCTTGGTGCCACGAAACAATACTGCAATTCGAATGTGATCACCGAAACGTCTTCGGTGCCTCTCCATCCGCTTTTTCCATTCATGCGTAATACCGACATAGCCGTGCCGCTGAAGGCATACGCACTGATCATCGAAGAGCCAATAGAGGATGCATTCTTGCAAAGGCCACTAATCCTCCCCCACGCTCCTGATCCCGCCATCGCGCTGATCCATCAGCCGCCGCGCCAGCCGTTCGCGCTCGGCCGGCGGCATTTCGAGCAGCGCCCGCAGCACCTCGGCGCCGGCAAACCAGACGTTGGTGCGATGATCGAGCAGGCCGCGGAGGCCTCGACCTATCGCTTTGATGAAAGCCGCGTCCTTGACGCTGTCGATGACGACAGTCATCAGGCCGGCGCGGCTGGTTCGGGCTGGCTCTCGCCGGCGAGCGTGATATCCCCGTCGCGCAGCCGTCGCGTCGTGAAACTATCGAGCGGCCATTCGCTCGAACCAGTCGCATAGAAGCGCGCGCCGTTTGGATGCCTGATCACGCGGTATTTATCGTCTGTCGGCTCGACGCGGGCGCGGGGAATTTCCATGCTCTTTCTGATCAGCGCAAACCGCGCCTGCCGCATCTCGTTGCGCGACAAGCTGCTCGGGATTGGCGCCGGGGTGGTGCGCTCGTACGAATAACTGGCCATAGCTTCTCTCCTTCATCCGGACGACGGGAAGTCATATTCGACGGTGACTGTTTGCGTGACGCTCGGATCGAAACCGCCTGGTAGAGCGGTGACCACCATCTTGAGAAGATCGGCGGCCGGAATGGGCGCCCAGCGCGAGCCGAACTTGCAGGTCGCCTCGTATTGCAGCTCGGCGATTGGCGTTTCGTTTTTCTGCCCGATCGAGCCGAACACAAATCTCCGATTGGCCAGCGTGACACCCTCGACGCGAGTATTGTCGGCCGTCGGGACGCTGATGAGGTTCGTCAGGCTGTCATTCGCCCAGAGGCCGTTCATGATCAGCCACCAAGCGGCGTCGAGTTTCTGCTGCGCGCTATCGTGGTCGTTGTTCGCGATGATCACCGAAAACCCAAACTGGGCCTCGTGATAGAAACGGATTGCCCCGGCGTCCCAATCCCCGAGCGGGGTCATCCGCTCCGACAGCAGATAGACGCCGAGCGTTGGCAGCTGCCATGTCTGGATCGGCGGCTCAGCGGTGCGCCGGACCGTATACCCTGGGAAAAGCACCGTGAGCGCACCAAGCATCGTCTCACGAAGCACCCAGCTATAAGACTGGGTCGCCGTGATACCGCTCGGCAAATCGCGGACGAGAGCGTTCATTCGTTCCAGGTCAGGGTTTCATTGAGCGCCGCCTGCATGCGCGGCGGCAATACCGCATAGACGCTTTCGCGCAGGATCGGGCGCATCGACGTGCGCAGCTGTATGAACTGCTTGAGCGGTTTCTTACGGCGCCGCAGCTTACGCTGAAGCCGCGTTTGGTAGGCCTGCGAGCGCTGCGTTTCGTACCAAGAGTGCGGCCGAATGATTGTCGTGACCGACTTCGCATGCCTGCGCCATTTTGAGCCTTTCGTGCGACCCTTCGATCGATGCAGGTCCTGCGTCTGCCACGCGTTGAATTCCTGGCGCATTTCGACGTTGGCGAAATAGCTGATATGCCCCATCATTTTCCCTATGCGAGTCACGACTTCATCAACATTCGGGAGGTTTATTTCCAAGGCCATCGTTTGACTCACAGATGCTGATGCGGGTAGGCTCGCCGCGTCATCGGCCACTTTCGCTCTGACATCCAATGCACAGATGCCGATGATCGCGCCGCCGGCCAGGCCCGCGCTGACGCCCATCGTCCCGATGCCGGCGGCGCATCTCACTCCACCGTCATGATCTTGCGCAACTGCAGCGACGTCTCACCCGCACCGTCGTGCCAGACATTGATAATCTCGAAACTTCCGAGGTCCGGCTCATTGGCCGCAGCGTCAAAGCCAATGGCGACGATATCCCCCTGCACCGGCAGCACATCAAATTCGGACTCGAGGATGTCGAGCAGCGTGCGGTGATCGGTAATGATCGAGCCGTCCTCGGCCTGAACGTCGATCTCGGCGGTGTCATAGATGCCGCGCGCCGCATATCCCGGAGCACCGGGCTGCGAAACCACAGGCGAGACGATGATCGGCCGGGCCCACAAATTGAAGTTTGGCAGATAATCGATCGCAGCGAAATTCACGCCCATTGTCGGTGATCCTGCGCCGGATGCTTGCAGTCATCCCAACAGTTTGAAGCACGTTAATTCGTGCTGGCGCAGAAATCACGCCGATCAAACCTCTAATCTAATATAATAATCAAGCAGCCCCATCACGATATTAGGTTTGCCAGCGCCGCCCATCGCAGCTTCCATGATCTTGAGGGGGTCATGGAAGGCGACGCGCTTTTCCTTGTGCGACAAGAGCCGCATGCCACCCATCATGCCAAGGGACGCCAATAACTTGCTTTGTATGTTCAAAACCGTGCAGGCCTGCTTCAGCGGCAACGGTGTTTCGGTCGGCAGGATATAGCCGCCCCAATATGTGACCACGACCGGCTCAGCCCACGCGCCCGCATATCCGCTCGCCGGGTCGATGAGTTCGATTTTCCCGCTTTCTTCTTCAAGCTCGTACGCGCTCGGATCGAGCACGGTGCCCATCGGGGATTCGACGGTCTCGATGTCCCCGCTTTGAATCGGCCAGTGCGAAGGAAATATCCGCGTGCCGCCATTCAGCTCACGCCATTCCTCGCGCACTTCCTCGC